AAGTAGTGCCTCCAGAGGCTTGAATGCGGTAGAAAGCCACCGTTTGACCGGGGTCAATATCAGTCCACACCCACGTATTATCCGTAACATCTACAGCACCAAGAACGTCTAAATCAACCCAAGTCACTCCATCAGACGAGTATTGAAGCGCAATGTTCCACGTTGCAGACCCGCCACCAGCCGCTGAAGCAGTAAGTGCAGAAGGAGTTACTTTAGCAACAGCAGACTCATTTTCAGTCGTACTCATTGTCGCGTAAAACTTCATAATGGCGATTCTCTCACCATCAAATAATGTTTGTGATGTAGCAGTAATGGTCATGCTTTTCTCCAATTAAAGGATGGGAGCCGAAGCCCCCACCTTGTTTAACACATCCTACCACCGCTTATACTCAAGACTATTCAAGTTTTGGTGGTTTATGGAATAACGCAGGAACAGGTAAAGATGGTGTAATTACTTTTACCACTTTAGACGGTTCTGCTGGTGATGCGTATACAGTTATTCTTGAGATGCAAAAGCATTACGTTAATCCGTTGGCTTAACCATGCCTAGCAAATCACCTGCTCAACATAAACTTATGGCGGCGGTTGCCCATTCTCCTAAATTTGCAAAGAAGGTAGGAATACCTGTTAGCGTAGGTAAAGATTTTGCTTCCGCCGATAAAGGTAAGAAGTTTAAAAGCGGTGGCTTGTATGACAATATTCATGCAAAGCAACAAAGAATAGCCGAAGGTTCTGGCGAGAAGATGCGTAAAGTTGGCAGTAAAGGCGCTCCCACTGCTGAAGCATTTAAGCAATCCGAAAAGACTGCAAAGATGAAGAGTGGCGGTGTGTCCCTTGCTGTTGGTAGAGGTGAAAAATTACCAACAAAACAAGGTGCAGGACTTACGCAAAAAGGTAGAGAGAAGTATAATCGAGAGACAGGATCGCATCTAAAAGCGCCGCAACCTCAAGGGGGTGCAAGAAAAGATTCGTTCTGCGCTCGTATGAGTGGGGTAGTTGAACATTCAAAGGGGGAAGCCCCGAGGGCTAAAGCATCGTTAAGACGATGGAATTGCTCTGGTTGGTAAAGGATAGTTATGGCTTACTCAGGAACCGTCGGAACTACTGTAATCAACGTCCAGACGATGATAGATCATGGCGCTCGTCGTTGTGGAAAGTTGGCTGAAGAACTAACCTCCGAACAGGTTTTATCTGCTCGTCAGTCTCTATTTTTCCTTCTATCAGCACTTGCTAACATCGGTATCAATTATTGGGCAATAAGTAAGAAGGTATTCGGTCTAAACGCTGACCAATACATCTATACGATGCCTGCAGGCTGTATTGACGTTCTAAACGTCTTATATCGTCAAATGAACCGCCCAACTCCTAACGGAACAGGCGGATATGTCACAAGTGCGGGTGGTGTTGTAGCCAATGTATACGATTCTGACGTTGATACTTACTGCCAACAAACCTCTGCAGATGGCAATATTTCAGTTGATTTTGGCACAGATAATCCTATTTATTCAGGTTCTATAGGCATATTGCCCTATGTAGCAGGTGGTGGTGTCGCAACGTGGTCAATTGTCTACGAATACTCCACAGATGGAGTGACTTGGTCTACTTTGTATGATTTAGGTGAGATTGTCGTTAAAGACAATGAATGGGTATGGCAGGACATCGATCCCGGTCAATCTGTGCAGTTATACCGCGTTAGAGCCTATAACACTACAACATTGTCATTACGTGAGTGGTTTATAGGTAACAACTCCCGCGAGATTCAGATGGCTCGATTGAATCGGGATGACTATACAAACCTTCCGAATAAGAACTTTACAGCGAATCAGCCTTATCAGTTTTGGTTTGATCGCACAATTCCGTTCCCTACCGTTTATTTATGGCCTACCCCTAGCGATCCATTCATTCAGATGACTGTTTGGTATCAACGTCAGATCATGGATGTAGGTGCTTTAACGGACGAATTAGAAGTTCCTCAGAGATGGTATGAGGCTATAATTTTTATGCTTTCCCATAGAATGAGCCTTGAGTTACCTCAAGTTCCTATGGACAGAACACTTTATCTAGAGAAGATGGCTGACAGATACTTTACCGAAGCAGAGGCTGAAGAGCGGGATAAGTCACCTATTTACCTCAGCCCTAACATTTCAGTTTACACAAGATAATGCCAATATTCCTTAACACGAGGGGTCTAACATCTTTAGCGATTGCTGTGTGTGATCGTTGTAAGATGAAGGTTCCTTTTGTGACATTGGTTCCAGATTCCAACTCTCCCGGACTCCGCGTATGCGAAAGTAGGGGATGCAGAGACAACTTAGACCCATATAGACTCCCTGCTCGTAAGACTGAGCGCATCAACTTAAGATTCCCACGTCCTGATGTAAGCGTTGCGGTAACTGGTAGCGATTTGATTACTACGGGTAATAATCAATACATTATGTCTACGCAACAAAATACTCAGATACCGACGCTTACAGGCAATGAAGATACTATTGCCCCAACTCCGCAGAGTTCTTAATGTCTTCACAAATAACGATACTTAATTTACCGTCAGCAGGTGCTATAACTGGCACTGAATCTGTTCCTATTGTGCAGAACGGGGTTACAGTTAAGACTACAACTGGTGCAATTGCCGCATCCCCATCCCAGACGCAGACCTTTCTAACGGTAAATCAAGAGCCTACGCTACCTAACAGCAGATACGTAGGTGCAACTAATGGCTTGGTAATTACCGATGCAGGGGCGCAGGGACTCTTTAATATCGGCACTACAGGCGTTTTGCTGTCCCTAGTAAACTCCTCAACAGGGTTTCAGGTCAAAACAAACGCTACTACGTTAACTAACAGATCAATCGCTGTATCAGGCAACGGGCTGTCAATTACAAACGGTTCTGGCGTATCTGGTGACCCTACAATCGCTTTAAGTGGTCAAGCGGCTAACTTTGCTAACGCTAGTTTTAACGGAATTGTTGTTTTATCAACCGCTGGTGCAATTACTTCCGCCACGATTACTGGAACATCAAACCAAACAAGCGTTACTAACGGTAACGGAATAAGCGGTAATCCGACAGTTGGATTGGCTGATAACGTGGTATTGCCGGGAACTGGGGCAATGACCGTAGTCTCAGGAACCTCTGCACAGCAACCATTTGGCTCTCAGGGGCAGTTTAGATTTAATACTGATACCCAGACCTTCGACGGCTACTCAAGCGGTTCTTGGCGGCAATTCTCGCTGTCTGGCGGGGTTACGTCATTTAGCGCAGGAACCACAGGATTTACTCCATCAACTGCAAGTTCTGGTGCGGTGACCCTTGCAGGAACCCTGAACGTCGCAAATGGCGGAACTGGCGCTACTACTTTAACTGGGTATGTATACGGTAACGGCACAGGGGCGATGACCGCCTCTACGACCATTCCTACTACTTCCTTGAGTGGGACGATTACTAACGCTCAGTTGGCTAATAGTTCAATTACTATCGGCTCAACTTCTGTAAGTCTTGGTGGGACTATTACCACCCTAACTGGAACTTCTATATCTGGCTCGACGAATACTTTATCGAACATTGGTAACTCAAGCCTGACTAACAGTTCTATAACGATTAACGGCTCGTCTGTAAGTCTAGGTGGGTCTGTCACTGTTACTGCCACCTCAACTAACGCTTTAACGATAGGCACAGGGCTTAGTGGAACGTCTTACAACGGCTCTACTGCGGTAACGATTGCCATAGATTCTACTGTAGCAACTTTGACTGGGACTCAGACTTTAACCAACAAGTCTATGAGCGGGTCGAGTAATACCTTCACAAACATACCTAATGGTGCTTTGACTAACAGCACTATATCTGGCGTTGCTTTGGGTTCTAACCTAAACAGCCTGACGATAGGGACTGGGTTATCAGGAACCTCCTATAACGGTTCTGGTGCGATTACTATTGCAATTGACTCTACTGTAGCGACTTTAACAGGAACTCAGACCCTCACAAACAAAACCTTAACCAGTCCAAGCATTACTGGTGGGACACTAAACAACGCCGTGATTGGCGCTTCCACACCTGCGGCTGGGACGTTTACCTCAGTCACAATGACCACAGGAACGATATCTACAGCCCCATCAAACGGGACGGATATTGTTAATAAAGACTACGCTGACGGAATTGCTTCAGGTCTAAACTACCATCAGCCAGTCTATTACGCGACCACAGCCGCACTCCCTGCCAATGTTTATAACAACGGAGCAAGTGGAGTAGGCGCTACTCTTACTGCGGTTGCTAACGGGGCATTGTCCGTAGACGGTGTAGCAGTTGCCGCTACACAAAGAATCTTAGTTAAGAATGAAGTAACTGGCGCTAATAATGGCGTGTATACAGTTACGCAGGCAGGAACGTCGTTGTTGCCTTATATACTTACTCGCGCCACAGACTATGACACCTCTGGAACTGGAAGCAATGAGATTGACGCAGGCGACTATATGCTCGTGCTGTATGGCAATACATTGGCTTCAACGGCTTGGGTTCAGCAGACACCACTACCTATCACAGTGGGGACTACTGCTTTAGTATTCCTGCAATTTAATGCACCTATTACTTACTCGGCAGGAACTGGACTAACCCTATCCCCTGCGACTACTTTTAATATCGCAAACACTGCTGTAACGTCTGGTTCTTATGGTTCTGCCACTCAGGTAGGAACTTTCTCTGTTAATGCACAGGGTCAAATGACTCTAGCAGGCAACACAACAATCACCCCTGCTGTAGGTTCGATTACAGGACTAGGAACTAACGTAGCGACTGCTTTAGGGGTTGCGGTAGGTTCTGCGGGGGCTTTTGTAGTTAACGGTGGGGTGTTAGGCACTCCGAGTTCTGGAACCCTTACAAACGCTACAGGGCTACCTTTAACGACTGGCGTGACTGGAACTCTACCTATAGCGAACGGTGGAACTAACTCTACAGCGACCCCTACGGCAGGTGGTGCAGGTTACGGAACTGGAACGGCTCACGCATACACAGCGGCAGGAACGGCAGGATATGTATTAACTTCACAAGGCGCAAGCGCTCCGACATGGTCGGGAATTTCTGGCGGAACATTTTAAGGAACTATTATGAGTGCAACTAACTTTACACCTATTCAACTTTACTACAGCACCACTGCGGCGGCTGTCCCTGTAAACACGAACCTTTTGAACGGTGAGTTAGCAATCAACATCACCGACGGTAAACTTTATTACAAGAATAACTCAGGCACAGTCACACTGTTAGCCTCTTCCGCAGGCGCTTCTGGCGATGTAGTTGGCCCAGCCTCTGCTACCGACAATGCCTTGGCTAGGTTTGACTTAACTACTGGCAAACTGATTCAAAACTCAGTTGGCATTTTAAGTGACGCAGGTGCATTAACTGGTTTGACTGGCTTGACATCCACAAGCATTACCGACTCAGGCTTAACATCTGGGCGCTTAACTTATGCAACTACAGGCGGTCTTTTAACTGATTCTGCAAATATTACTTATAACGGAACAACAGTCAGTGTAGCAAGTTCTGGCAGAGCAATTAGCGCTATTGGCACTAGTTCGTTATTTGCAAGCAACGCTACGGCTCACACTTTATTTATTGGTGATAGCGCTTTTGCTTATTTCAATTTATATACACCTGCATCGCCAACTTATTTAGATTTCCAATATAACAGCGCAAATTTAATGCGTCTTGATTCGTCAAACAGACTTTTAATTGGAACAACAACAGCATCTGGCGCAAACTACTTACAAGTTAATTCTGACTCGTTAATAAACGGTCTAACAGTCGGGCGTGGTGCGGGTGCTGTAAACGGAAACACAGCCGTTGGCGCTTCTGCATTGTCTGGAAATACAACTGGCTCTGACAATACTGGGATAGGATTTTCAGCATTAGCGGCTCAAACAACTGGAACTGGCAATACGGCACTTGGTCTGAGAGCCGCGTATCAAGGAACTGCTTTCACTAATGTGGTTGCAATTGGTGCAAATGCTTTATCAGCAAATACAGCAAGTGATAATACAGCGGTGGGAACTGGCGCGGCGATTGCTAATACTTCTGGAACAAACAATACAATTTTGGGTAGAGCGGCTTTCGCCACAAACACCACAGGTGGAAACAATACAGCAATTGGTCATCAAGCCCTCCAAGCCAACACTTCTGGCAATTCAAGCACTGCCGTAGGTTACCAAGCAGGATATAGCAATACTACTGGTGACGTAGCCGCTCTTGGCTACTCTGCATTGAAAGCAAACACTACTGGAACTGGCGGCGTTGCAATGGGCGATAGTGCGCTTTTTTCAAATACAACTGGTAATTACAATGTTGCTTTAGGAACTTCAGCGCTTCGTGCCAACACCACCGCATCTAACGGCACCGCAGTTGGATACCAAGCAGGATACGCAAATACAACTGGCGCGGGCAACACATATATTGGATTGCAGTCTGGGTATTCTGGAACAACCAATGGCAGTGTAACGTCGGTTGGTTATCAGGCTCTTTACAGCAATACTGCAACTATTAACACGGCGGTTGGTTATAGCGCTGGGCGTAGCAATACTTCGGGTGATACCAACGCTTATTTTGGCTATCAAGCAGGTTATGGTGTTACAACTGGTAGTCAAGTAACTTTTGTTGGCGCATTTTCTGGCCCCAGCACCTCTACCACCAGCACAGGTAACCGAAACACTGGGTATGGCTATAGCGCACTGTCAGTAGTGACAAGTGGAGCAGAGAACACTGGTCTTGGCCCTAACTCTTTGGCTTCTAACTCAACCGGGTCAAGCAACACGGCAGTTGGTGGTTCTGCGCTTCAAGCAAACACCACAGCATCTAACAACGTGGCTGTTGGCTATCAAGCGGCTTACAGTAACACTACTGGCGCTCAAAACGTAGCAATAGGAACTCAAGCAGGTTACACCAACACATCAGGTGAATTTGCGGCGCTTGGTTATCAGGCTCTTTACAGCAATACTACTGGCTCAAACAATGCGGCATTTGGTAGATACAGACCTTTGTATTCAAACACAACAGGCAATGATAACTCTGCCTTTGGTGACCGTCCGCTGTATTCCAATACAACAGGCTCATATAACACGGCGCTTGGTTCACAGTCTCTTTACAGCAACACCACAGCATCTGGCAATACCGCAGTTGGGTATCAGGCATCTTACTACACAACAACAG